CGAGGACTTTGCCAGATGGGATCGTGAGGCGTGTCGAGGAGCCGTCCAGAAATAGCTCGACTGCGCTGTTCGTTGTCGTCTTGTTGCGAAGCACGAACCTGGCGCGTTGGGCATCGCCTTTGGCTGCAAAATGTCCACTCGCATGTGCCTGCATTCCACGACGATCTGCTAAAGCATTTGCTCCTCCCAAAATTCCAGAATTAAGGCCGGTATTTTGGTTTGAGTCGCCTCCTCCTAAAAATGCAGTCCCCGCAGACGACCTGTTGTAATAACCACCAACAATTACTTGGCCTCCGCCTGTGCCAGAAGTTGCATTGTCGTAACCCCCCAAAACGACTCCCCAAGGGGAGCCAGCCGCATTTAGTCCACCAGCTCCAACGAAAGCGTTTTCGCTTGTTGCAGAATTTGAATTTCCCCCACAAATAACTGTTCGCGGCGCGTTGCAGCTATTATTTAGCCCGCCGCATATCACCGAATTGGCTCCGCTTGCTACTTGTGCCGCAGTTGAGCGTTGGAGCTGCAAATCGACCGCAAAATTTCCTCGCGCATTCCCTCCGGCGGGAGTGCCGTTAGGCTTATGAGCAATCAACGCACCAGTGCCTTTTGGCGTAAGAACTAAAGCGGAGTTAGTTTCGGTGGTGTTTTGCGAAATGGCCACATTTGCTTGGATGGCGATGACCGTTCCGGCAGTGATGTTGGTCGTGAAATTGATGGCTGCGCCGCCGCTGGTGGTCGAGAGTTGGAAGGTGTTCCCAGATGGGTTGTGGACGAAATAGACGGTGTTTGCGGACAACCCAGCGCCACCAGTGATGGCGCTGAAAATGACGGTCTGGTTTGCCGTGTAGATATGACCGGTCGCAGTGATGACATCCGTGGCGGCATCGCCTGTCACGGAGTATGGCACGACGGCATCGTCCACAATGAGGCCGGAGGATTGCAGGATTGTGCCGTCCGTGCCGTCTGCGCGGAGGATGGCGTTGTCAACTGAGCCAGCGGTGAGCGGGCGAGGGAGTGCGTTTGCGATCATGTTTTAGCTGTAGGTGAGAGATTGTTTGTTCGACCACGCGCCGGTGGCGCTGGATTCGGTGCTGGTGGTGCCTGCGGCGTTGAAGATGGTGCGGGAGATTTCCCAGGCTGCGCTGTCGTAGACGCTGCCGTTGTTGGGAAAGTCGGCGTAGAGGAGGAAGCCGAGGAAGGTGGTGGTGCCGTCGCTCGAAAGGTCGAAGGCCCAGACGCGGTCGGGTGCGTCTTTGGTGCCGGCCAATTTATACACCTCGCCTGTGCTGGGGTGCTTGGCGTAGATGCGGCGGTCGGTGTGGTTGACCGAGATGGCGCCGGGGGCGAGCTGGTCGGCGGTTGGGATTTTGCCCGCGACCGTCGAGAGTTTGGGAACTATTTGTGTGGTTGCCATGTGGCGTTTTTATTCGGCGGATTTTTTAAACTCCCCCCGCTTGGCGAGGCGCTATGGAGCGCCCCGCCGGGGAGTGGTTGCGGTTAGTAGGTGCCGCCGTCGATGGTGGACTCGAGAGCACTGATGCGTGTCTCGTGGTCGGCCACATCGGCTTCGACTGCGCTCAGGCGGCTGTCGGCGCTGGCTCCTTCGAGGGCCGTGATCCTGTTGCTCAACGAGGTGTCGGCTGTCGCACGGGTCGAAGCCTCGGCTGTGACCGAGTTTTGCACGCCGGTGATGGCCGCTGCCCTGGTGGATGCCTCGGAGGCGATGCTGCCTTGAACGCTGGTGATCGCGGCTGCGCGGTCTGCCACTTCGTCGAGGATGTCTTGCTCGGCTGCGGAGACTCTGGTGGTGAGCGCGGTGGCGGCTGTGACTACGCCGTCGATGCGGATGCCGAGATTGGTGTCGCCTGTTTCACGCGAGCTGATTTCGCTGGCGAGTGCGGCGTTGTTCGATGTCACATAACCGGCGAAGGCTTGGTCGTTGGTCGTGTCGACGCTATTGATGAGCGAGACGATTTCAGCGAAAGAATCGGAATTTGCCCCTGCGGCTGACAGGATGGCGTCCACACGATTTTTCTCAGTGGTGATTTTCGCGTCGAGAGCGTTATCGCCAGAAACACGCGAGGAGGCTTCTGCTGAAACAGCCGCGGCACGATCAAGAAGCTCTTGAGCAAGGTTAGCGGCGATTACGTTTTCGGCGTTTGTGGCGCGCGAAATTTCCGAATTCAGATTCGTTGTGAGGGTCGAATCCGCTGCGGAGCGAAGCGAAGCCTCGGCTGCTACGGCGTCAGAAACGAAGGTCTTCTTAGCGAAGACATGCTCGCCGCCGATTGGCAGGACGCCTTCGGCTGTGCCGATGAAAAGGGATTTGTTGAGTGTGTCGAATGCGACTTCACCAGTTTGAAGCGAGACCGGAGAACCGGAACCGCGCTTGATGCGAATGATAGGATTGGCCATGTGATTAGTGGGTTGTTGGTTGGGTTTCGTTCTTGGGGAAATTGTCAAAAATTGCCGCAGTCGATGACGGGGATAGTGAGCGCGTAGGCGCTTGCTGAGGGCGACCAGCGGTAGGGCATGCCTTCATCCATCGCCATATACAGGCGGTCGGCTTTTCCGATGCTCGGGAAGCTCAAGCGGTTCGGGTATTCGACGATGACGGGAGGCAGGCTGAGGTTGAAGCCAGAGAGATCGAGCGTCTGCGTGAGGTTGGATTCGGTGATCGTTGTCATGCGTAGGACAATGTCTCCCGGTTAAGCCACGAGCCGACGGACGAGGTGGTTGAAAGCACGCGGCCGGCGGCGTTGAGTGTCGAGCGGCGGATGGTCCAGCTTGTGGCGGTTTCTGGCAGTGCTGGCGCGGCTGGGCGGTTGGCGTTGAGCAGGCGGCCGCTGTAGGTAGTGAGGCCGTTGGAAGATTGGTCGAACGCGTAGATGTAGAGGGTGGGGTCGATCGGGCGTTGGACGCTGCGGAGGCCGAGGGCGGTGGCGACGAGGAGTTGACCGGCGGCGGGATACCCATCGAGGAAAATGATTTTTCCCGTGGCAAAGTTCACGATGTAGTCCACTCCTGGAGCTTGCACGACGCCGTTGAGGGTCACGATGACATGGGAGGGGTTTGCCGAAGCGAGGCCGCTTACGGAGTAGGTGTCGGCGAGGCCGTCCGCCGTGTGCGTGGTGGTGGTGATGGAAAGCTCAGGCGCAGAGGCGACAACTGCGGCCGCAAAGTCAGTTATCTGGTTCGCTGTGTGGGTGTGGACGGCTGGAGCTTTGCCGTCGAGCTGGGTCTGGAGGCTGCCGATCGATGCGGCGGCTTCGGCGATGGAGTCGAGGGCTGCGGGGTCCAGGTTGGCCGTGATGTAGTCGATGCGCTGGCCGAGGGCTGTGTCTGCGGATGCAAGAGCGGCGAGGTCGGCAGGCAGGCCGGTGATCTCGCTCTTAAGGTGCTGGTGGGCAGATGGCGGGAATGTGGCAGGCTTGCCGGTGATCGCCTCCCACCTCGTAGCCAAGCTGGTGACGACGCCCGATGCGTCGATGGTCGCAAAGTCGCCGTTCGGCAGGAGGTAAAGCCGCTTGCCGGAGGCGGGAACCTGTGGCGCACTTCCGGCGATGCCGAAATTGATGTAGCGGACGAGTTGCTCGCTCATGGCGTGGTCGGTGCTGGCATGAATCCGATGCCTGCGGAGGAGTTGAATGCGGCGATCGCTTGTTTCGTGCGCAGCGGGGTCATCCACTTGGTGTGGTCTGTGCCTGCTTCAGCTTCGGCTTGCGTAGACTTGCCATCGGGGATGGTCGCGGGTGTGCCTTCGGTGCCGAGAATGACGCTGTTTTGAATTTCTACCTGTAGCGTGGCCGTGCGAGTAGCCTCGCCCGTGCGGGTGTAGCGCACCTCGAGGAGGGCGTCGGCGCTGGCAGTGCTGCCGGGAAAGAGGTCTTCCACGGCGGTGGTGTAGAGGTCGAGCGTGCCGGAGTCGGCCACGGCGAGGAAATTAGCGTCCGAGAATTTGCTTTTGAGCGCAATGCGGCTGGTGGTGCCTGATGGCGTGGCGACGGCGGCTCCTCGCTGAACGAATATGACCTCTACCGGCATGACATCGCGGCGCTTCAGCACGAGCGTCGGCAGAGCGGCCGAGGAGGCTGCGCTCTTGACGAACCGCCGAGATGTGAGATCGATGAAAAGTTTCATGCCGCTACGCGAGCGGCAGGTGTCAAATCACTCCGCTTCGCTCACGGAGCGGGAGGGAGCGGCACAGCCTCCCACTTGCCTATCGGGCAGCGCTCGGTGGCCATGCGGAGCTTTGCCCAGGTCGAGCATTTGCAAATCTGGCAGCGGCCGGTGGAGTTGAGCGCCTGCGCGTCCCACTCCGGGCATGCGCGGCAGGTGGCTTCGCGGGCGGCGAGGATGTCCGGCGGGGTGGGAGCAAAGCCGCTGGCAGTCCAGTTGACGAGGGATTTGCCGAGGCTCGCCGCTTGTTGCGGGAGGGTTGGAGGATTGGCTTTGACCTGATCGGCGTGCTCGGGCGTGTTCTCGCCCCGCTCCATGCAGCGGGCGCATGTGCCTTTACTGGGGCGTCCGCCGTGCAGGCCGAGGGCGCAGGTGTTTGCGTGAGCTGAGATCGGCGTGGCGTGGGGGCAGGTCATGAGAATGTTATTTGCGATGATATTTCTCTTTTATATGAAAAAGTATTTTGAGGGGGAGCGTCGCTAGGACGCCATACATTGTAAACGGCTGCTAGAGTTTGAATGGAATGCGTGCCAAAGATATTTATTGGGAGGATTGGCCCTGTGATCCCAGTTCTATTAGCAATAAATATCTCGCCTCCGTCCTGTGAGTCGGCGGTGGCAACTCGTATTGAAAGCCAATACGCACATTCAGCAGTTTCATCCGGCTCCAGAAATTGCCTCCCTGGTATACCGTGATAAGCGTCGTCATAAGGGTTAGGAGGTTCTGTTATTTTTTTGAATTTCCCAATTACAACACTTCCGCTAACTGAATAACCAAAAAGTTCATGGCAGTTTTGCGGCCCAGATAAATATACACATAGCCAATCTTGAGCCGGAGTAGGAGATACAAGGCATTTTTCATTAAAAAAATTAAATTCGCATGCTGGAGAATCGATGATTCCGCTAATAGAATTTGTCTCCCCATTGCATGAATTAGCCCCAAGAATAACCTGCCATGCAATACTGCTTGGAGGTTCAGCCAGAGGGGCTTCTTGCGGCAACGATCCAATTAAATCTGGACACCCGCCGCAAGGGCCGGGGTTGCAACACGCACACTCCACCGCGCGGAGGCCTTTGGGCGAGTCGGTCTTTATCTTGATCTTGTTGTCGGAGGTGCGGCCCAGCGTCATAAAACGCCCCCCTGAAAACTGAACTCTGAAAACTGAAAACTCATCTCAGCATTCCTCGGTAGCGATCCATTGCAGCGCGCCGTCCACCGCGCCGAGGACATGCGTGCCGGATGTGGGCGGAGCAGTAAAAGGCACCCACCCGCCGGACTGGGCGACGAGGAGTTGGCCGTCCACTACGCCTCGGCCAAAAGGCTCCCAAGTTTCGTCAGTTGCATTCCAGCGAAGTAGTTCGTTATTAATCGTGCCAGAGGGGCCGGGCACCCAGTTTTTAGCAATCGCATCCCACTTTAAGAGTTGGCCTGCTGCCGTTCCCGCGCCCTGCGACTCCCAGCCGTTGGTTGCGTCCCATTGCAGAAAGGCTCCCTCTGCGCTGCCGGAAAAAGGCACCCAGTTTTTACTAATCGCATTCCACTTTAAGAGTTGGCCTGCTGCCGTTCCCGCGCCCTGCGACTCCCAGCCGTTTACGGCGTCCCATTGTGGGAATGCTCCCTCTGCGCTGCCGGAAAATCGAAGCCATTTTTTCGCAGAAGAATCCCAGCGCAAAAACTGACCTTTGAAATTTCCTTTTTCCAACGGTTCGGACCAAGACAAGTCGGCTTTTAGAAATAAACCTTCCGCTTCCTCCGGTGGGTTGGGAATCTTGAGCCTGCGCGCGCTATGACCACCCGCGCCAGTTGTTTGATCAACAAGACCATCTGCGACAACCAATGATGCAAAAACAAAATTTTTATCTAAGTCGGTGCCGCGAATTTGGTATGGGTAGCCTCCGTTTGCCGGATTCCCACCAGATTTGGCGGCTTGCTCAAAGGAGACTGGAGGGTCGCTCGTCATAATTGAGTGAAAACAACTTCGTAGGCTGTTGTAACTGTAACCTCATCGTAATCGCCATAGGGCACTACATCGTATCGCTCTGTGAATGCGGTGACTGATTTGCCATATCCAGCGATGTCTTCTACGCCAGCCTCCCCTTCAGGGCTTCCAACAGAGTCCTTATATTCAACAGTGCGGCGCACGGTGTGGGTGTTTGCAAAAATATTTACGCTTCGTTCACTGTAACTGCCCATCCATACCGGGGAGCCTCCTCCAGGTGGAACAACTAGAATTTTATCCCGCACTTTTGCGCTCTGGATGCGTGATTGAGATCGCCGGTGCTCACCACCTGTGCGGCCGTAAGCAGTCACAACCATTTCGACAAAGCCATTATCCACACTTCGAAAATCTGGTGCCGGAAATATTTTAAGGTCGGAAATCGATGTGCTTTCTGTATCTAGAGTTGCGCCTTCTGCAAAGCGAGCTCGAGCTGCGGATTCGTTCAGAGGACGCATTTTGTAAGTCTCGCTTACAAGCACAAGCCCAGATGGGAAAGTTTTAACGGTTCTTCCAGGTTGAAGGACTGGCGTCGTTTGTCCGTAGAAAAACGGTCCCGTGATTTGAATTGAAACTTCTGCGCTATCCTCTCCGTAGTTGTTTTTGCCGATTACAGTGAACTTGCCTTCATACGGATTTGAAAGAGTGCCGCTTATATTACCAAAAGAATCGATCTGGATGCCGCCCGGTAGACCTCTGGCATCCCAACTTTCTACGGGTCGTGAGGCCAAGTCGTTAAGCGAAATTTGAAAAGAAAATTTGCGATCCGTCTTCGCTTTTAAAACTTGATTGCGCTTGATAGACGGAGCTGCAAAAGCAACATCAAAAGTGATGGTGGCAGAAGCCGAATCCCATTTGTTTTTTGCAAAGACTGTTACTGTGTATGATCCAGATTTAGTTGCGCGGCCCGAAAATTTACCTTTTGAAAAGGTAATCCCTGGCGGCAAAAATGAAGTCGTCCATTCCTCAACTATGGAGCGTCCAGCGGTAATTGTCGGCACGGTA